GAATTTAGCGCAACGGAAGCCTCTAAAGCTTATTTCTACTTAGCAAGTGCCGGACTGGATGCTGCTCAATCTATGGAGGCTTTGCCCAGGGTAGCTAAATTTGCACAGGCTGGTAACTTTGACCTTGCATTAGCTACAGACTTATTGACTGACGCACAATCAGCACTTGGTCTCACCATAAGGGACGACGTAATAAAAAACATGGAGAATATGACTCGTGTTTCCGATGTGCTGGTAAAAGCAAATGTACTTTCAAATGCTACCGTAGAGCAGTTTTCTGAAAGCTTAACTACGAGGGCAGGTGCAGCACTGCGTCTTGTAAATAAAGACATAGAAGAAGGGGTTGCAGTTTTGGCAGCATGGGCGGATCAGGGTACTAAGGGCGCAGAAGCCGGAACCCGTCTTGATATTGTACTGCGTGACCTGCAAAGGGCATCCATAGAAAACAGGGAAGTCTTTGATGAGTATAATATCTCCATATATGATACTGATGGCAATATGCGTAACCTTGCAGATATTATTGGAGATATGGAAGTTGCTTTTGATGGCATGAGTGATGAGCAGTTGCGTACAACTTTAATGCTCTTAGGTTTTCAGGACCGCTCAATTGCAGCCACCGCTTCACTGCTTGGAATGTCGGATGCTATCAGGGGTTATGAAGATAAATTAAGGGACGCTACCGGTTACACCGAAGAAGTAGCAGCCAAACAAATGGAATCCTTTACCGCTCAGGTAACACAGCTTAAAAATCAGGCAATAGTTGCAGGTATAGCTATATTTGATATACTGCTGCCCTATCTTGTAAAGCTAATTGAAAAAGTTGAAAGCGGGGTTGACTGGTTTAAAAACCTATCTGATGAAAATAAAAAACTCGTAGTTAATATAGCGCTTGTAACCGGCGCATTACCTCTGGCTATACTGCTGATAGGTAAAACTGTAACAGGTGTTATACAATTAAGAAATGCGATACTTCTTCTAAACGCTGCAACAAAGGGTGCTATTTTAATAAAGTTAATTACAGGTGCAACCGCCGCCGCTGCTGCAATGTATGGAATAGGTAAGGCTGGAGATTACGCAGCAGATAAAATCAAAAATTATTATGTAGCAGAGTTGGTAAGAGCCATACTTCCACACGCAGCTTTTGTAAGCAAGACAGAGCAATTAATTAATGTAATTAAACTACTTTCTCAAGGTTTAATAGAGTGGAAAGATTTAACTGGGTTATCTTCAAGGGAAGTAGATGAGCTTATAAATAGTTTTGATGGAGGTGCTAATGCTGGTCTTGGTATGGCAGAAGCAACCGCAACACTATCAAAGGAAACAGAAGATTATGTAAACAAATCAACAGAAGAAAAAATAGCTTTACAGGACAAGCAAGCAACTATAGATAACCTAATAAGTTTATATGGCCTATCAAGAGAAGAAGCAGAAGAATATTACGAAGCAACAGAAGAAGGTACAGATATTATAGAAGACCAGACTTCTGCTATTGATAATCTTAGAAGTGAATTTAATAAATTTATCAAGGATTTATTCGGAGGTATTACCACTTACAATGATTTTGAAGAATCCAACTGGGCAGTAGAAGATGCTCAAAAAGCATTGACCGAAGCAATAAATAAATATGGTGAAGGTTCAAGGGAAGCAAAGCAGAAACAAAATGATTTAGATGATGCAATGATAGCAAATATAGAAACCGCTTTTAAACTTTCAACTGAAATCCACGCAACCACCGAAGAGCAGGAAGAAGCACGTAAAAAAGCGGTAGAGCTTGGGTTGGCATATATAGAAACAGGGGACATTGGGATAGAAGAATTCTGGAAAATGGCAACTGAATTTGGGCTGTCATCTGATGAAATTATAAGGCTTGCAGGTGAAATGGGAATTGAAATTGATAAAGCTATGGAGGCAAGGCTTGTTGAACTTGACGCCAATACCACTGGAGTAGATGAAGGAGTAAAACACACCAATGAAGAACTTGATAAAATCCCCCGATTAATAAGAATAAGGATTGTTCCGCAATATGAAAGTCCTACTTCAGTACCTACAACCTATTCCAAGGGCGGTATAGCAGGTTATGCCAATGGAGGTATTGCGGATAAGGTAATCTCTCAAAATATGATAATCCCGAAATTTGACAGTGGCGGAATCCTGGCAATGCTGCACCCGCCGGAACTTGTACTAAATGAAAAAAATGCCCTAAAGATACTCTGGAATATGGCAAATAGAGATATCTCTTCTGGAAGTACCCCTAAGGTAACACAACAGAATGAAATAAATATCTATGGGGAAGTATCACCGGCAAAACTACTTAGAGAAGAAGAATTACTACTTAAAAAATTGGAAATGGAGCTTGGCATATGAATGACTGGAGCATGAAGGCTGAATTTATAAATGCTAATGGAGTAAGCTTTCCAATTGACCCGCCATTCTATTTAGAGGATTTGCATATTGAGGGACTATCAGGACTTCTGGCCGAAGCTAAAATGACAAAAGCGCCATATCAGGACGGCAGGACCTTAATTGATATGAATGTTGATGAAAGATATTTTGACTTGCCTTTTCAAATAGTAGCCGACTCACGGGAACAGCTTGAGCAGTACCGCCTGCTGGTAAATGAAGTTTTTAATCCTAAGCTCGGGCTTGGTACTCTTAGAATAACATTGCCAAGCGGTCAGGTATGGTGTATCGACTGCGTACCGACTAATGCATTAATGCCGGGCGGAGAGGCAAGAATGGACGACTATCAGGAAGTCTTAATTCCAATGGTAGCTCCTAATCCTTATCTGTATGACCCGACACAGATTGAAAATATTATGATAGGATTTTCGGGCGGATTTAAATTTCCGTTTAAGTTTCCGTTTACTTTGGGAACTGTCGGCTCTCAAATAACTGTGGGGAATGTGGGCAATATTGAAACTCCGGTAATGATATATTTCTACGGGGAAGTGGTAAATCCTGTAATACAAAATGTAACAACAGAAGAGGGAATATCTATCGTTAAAACTATTGCAGATGGAGAGATACTTATTATTAATACCGCTTTCGGGGAAAAATCAGCAATGATACTTACAGGTGGGGAGTATGTAAACGCCTTTGAATATGTTGACCCGGATTCTAAATTCTGGAATCTTGTACCGGGTACTAATACCTTAAAATATACAGCGTCAAGTGAAGGGGCTAATGCACAGTGCAGAGTATATTATTATAACAGGCGTAGTGGGGTTTAAATGGCTTCTGGAGCTTTAAGTACTGGAACTGTAACATCAACATCTATAAATGTAAATTATGCTTTTAGTGGGTGTGGATATGTACACCTTTGTAAGGGAAGTTCTTGTTCAAGTGTTGGTTTTGGTAGCGGTTCTGGTTCTAAGACTTTTACAGGTCTAAGTCCTGATACAAACTATACATTTACTCTTAAAGATAATTACGCACCGGGTTTTTGGCGAACCTTAGCCTCAAAAACTATAAAAACTAAATCGGAATCTTCTCCTCCTCCACCCCCTCCATCTCCATCGGGAACTTTAAGCGGACAAGCTACTGGGGCGGAAACTGCAAGCCTAAATTATAGTTATGCAAATGGTACTAATGTTTCTTTATTTAGAGGTAGTGACCTGCTTAAAACTTTCGGCTCGGGTTCTGGCAGTGGTGTATATGAAGATAGCGGATTAGACCCTGAAACCCAGTATACATATTATCTTAGAAATGGAACTTCTACAGGTTCAACTTTACTGGCACAGGCAACTATAAACACTCCGGAACTGCCGGCAGAAGGAACCTTATCAGCTCAAACGGTAGATTCCGGTACAATTGACCTGACTTACTCGTTCCACGACGGGGAAGATGTATCTTTATTCAGGGATGGAGAAAGGATTAAAACTTTCGGTTCTGGTAGTGGTTCTGGTATTTATAGGAATACTGGGCTTTCAGCTAATACCAGTTATAGTTATGCCCTGCGTAATGGCACATCGTCAAGCGACCTCCTGCTTGCAAGTGCGAGCGCAAAAACCTTAAAAGCGGCAAGGCAGTCAATTATAGAACAGGGTAAGATTTTACCCCTATCAAGCCAGTTGCATATATTTGACAGCACCCTGACAAAGATGGGGATAATTGAAGATTACCAGTATCTATACTGGAATTATAAATACAGAAAACCGGGCAATTTTAAGCTCATAATAAACCGCTATAAACAAAATACGGAATACCTGATTAAAGGAAATATCCTTGCACTCTACATTGCCGGATACTATCGGGCAGGGGTTATTGAATCAATAGAGATAGGGCTTACAGAAGAAGGCAAAATATCCGAAAACTATACGATAATAGGAAGGGAACTCGGGGGGCTTCTAATGGAAAGACCCGCCCTCAATAATATAATCGGAGAAGAAAGCTCCGGTTATGATAGCCAGAACACTTATGCGGAAACAGCCATGCGCCACTACGTTAATGTAAACTGCATGGACGCAACCGATACTGACAGGAATTACCCACTATTATATCTTGATATAAATCAAGAGCGGGGAGGGACTGTAAAGTACGACGCAAGGTTTCAGTTAATCTCGGAACTTTTAGAAGAATTGTCATTGGCTTCGGGGCTTGGCTGGGAAGTGGTTTTAGACCCTGAAAATAAAAGAATGGTATTTAGGATAATAGAAGGGTTGGATAGGAGTTTTGGCAACGGGGTAAATCCTACTGTTATGTTCTCCCCCGAATATGGCAATGTAAAATTAATATCTTTTACAGACTCAAACCTGAATACAAAAAACGTAGCCTACGTTGCAGGGCAGGGGGAAGCTAATTTAAGGACCATACAAAAAGTAACAAAAGACGGTGAAACATACACTGGAATGAATAGGCGTGAATTTGTAATTGATGCAAGGGATTTAGACGAGGAAGCTAAACTTATACAGCGTGGCAATGAAAGGCTGGCAGAGGCCGGAGAAGAGATGATACTGGTAATAGAAAATTTATCTACCGGCCCGTTTAGCTACGGGAAGGATTTTTATCTGGGGGATATTATAACAGCTGAATATCCCGATATAGTAAAAGCAGATTTACGGTTAATAGAGTCAATAATTGAGATTACCGATAAGGACGGGATTCGAAATAAACTTATCTTTGGTAAGTCTTCCCCTGATATAGCTTTGCAAAAATTGCTAAAAAATGTAAATCCTGAAATAAGAAGGTAGATTTAGAATGAAATTTGATTATGCAATTGAAACATTGGAAAATAGGATTAGGGATTGGCAAGATAGTATAAAATATGATAGTCCAAAAGAAACAAAAGAAGTAACAATCCCTCATATAAAAGAACTTAAAGCTGCGATACAAGAATTAAAAAACTGAAATAAATATATATAAAACCTAATATCAATTTAAGCACTTTTAGGAGTGCTTTTTTATTTGGAAGGAGATAATAATATGGCATTTTACTATCGCTTTTTTGGCGGTCCCGAAGGGTCCGAACCTGAATACACTCAAGTGCAGTTTGCCGAAGTATTAGCTGAAATATTTACAAATGGGATAATCTCGGGAGCATTAAACGAATTTGAAGTAACCGAAAACGACCCTGCCTCTATGTCGGTAATTGCAAAATCAGGAAGAGCCTGGATTAAAGGTTACTGGTGTCACAATACTTCCGATTTAGTAAAAACACTTGGAGCAGCCGATCCCGATAATGACCGTATAGATAGAATTATTTTAAGGCTGGATACTACAACAGAACTTAAAATTAGTGCCGAAGTTTTAGAGGGAACTCCCGCAGCCGAACCCACAGCACCCACTTTAACCCAGACCGACAGTATTTATGAAATATCACTTGCACAGGTTTTGGTTGCGGCAGCTGTAACGTCTGTTGCTAATGCAGACATAACGGATGAAAGAGAATATGCAGCAGTAAGTGGATTAACAGATTATGCCTTAGACGCTGATTTAGACGAGCAATCTACCATAACCACTACCATAACCAGTAGCGCAACTCCAACACCTGCAAGAGCTTCTATCAGAACAGTATTAGAGATTACAGCATTGGCAGCAGCAGCGGAACTGCAAAACCCTACTGGCACACCGCAAAATATGGACTTGTTATGGGTAAAAATTACTGCTACTGGTGCAAATAGGGCAATAACTTATGATACTGATTACGTAGATAAGACCGGTAATGGATTACCCGATGAAGCAACGCAAGATAAAGAGTTAAATTTGCTATTCTGTTACAACTCTACTGACAGCAAATGGGATATGGTATCAACCACTGAGGAGGCATAATGGCTGAAAAAACAATAATTTCTGAAAAATCAACTTATGTTGACAGTAATGCCCCTGGCACTAATTATGGCACGGGGACAGGACTTGTAATAACATATTCAGTTACCTATAGCTTTTATCGGTATGCTTTAATTGAATTTGATATATCACAATGTCCGTCGGCAAATTCTATCATTGAAGCACTACTAACTGTAAATTGTAGTGCCACTGATAACTTAACAACGCACGTTTCAAGAATTACAGGTAGCTGGGTTGAAAATAGTGTAACTTGGAATACGAAACCTTCCAACGCTGCAACGGATTATGGAACTTTATCTCTTAATACTACTGGGGAGAAGTCAGTAGATATAACTGATTTGGTTAAAGAATGGAAAGAGGGGACATATGATAACTATGGATTATACCTTCTAAATCCTTCCGCAGGGAAAGCAGCAACATTAAGAAGTGATGATTATGCTACAGAAGCAGAAAGACCGAGACTTGTAATAACGTATAAACCAAGCGGAGGTTTCTTTGCCTTTTTCTGCGAAGCCTGGCAGAAGCACGATAAGATATGGCAACCAAAATTAGCAATACCAAAAGGATATACGATATAGGAGTAATTATGACAGAAAGCAAATTTGAAGATCGGTTATCAGTAGTAGATTTGATGAAGAAACCACAGAAAGAGCTTATAGCAAGAATTTATCAGCAAGTAGTAGAAACCAATGGGACTGTAAGAAACCACGAAGCAAGATTAGGGGAAGCAGAAAACTGTCTTGAAGATAAAATGGATTGGAAGCAGTTTAAAAGGATGGGCATTATCCTAACAATTATCATATCCCTTCTAACTGTGCCGAGCCTTGTTATAAATATCATAAAATTTATACAGGTAGGTTTTTAATGTTTAAAAATTTTACTGTTTTTCAAATTCATACTCCGAATAAGATTGCTTCTATGTATTTCGGTGGTGCTTACTTTAAGTATGAGGGGCATTACCCAGATAGCGATATAAAGAACTACCTCTTAACGGCTTACGCAAAAGACGAAGTCTACACGAATAAGATTACACTACCCGATATGATAGCTGAAGCCAAGAAGTATACAATGAAACTCGTAATAGGGATGAATGAATCACACGGAGAAGATAACCCTCTTGTAACTCCAGAAGTATTTGGACGAGCTGCAGGGATTCTTGCAGATATTTTAATAGAGAATGGATTTAATAATGAAACCGCAGGTTTGAACCTTATAAATGAGCCAAAAGAAAGATGGAATTTACACTGGACAGAATATGTCCAATACATTAGAGCAGCAGATAAGTATGTCAAGGGTAGACTTCCTCTAATAATTTACAATGAAGAAGTTCATTTTTTCCCTTCTCAAACTGGATTCGGAATAAAAGATATTTTAAATGCAATTAAAGACATTCCTAAAGACAGAATTATAATTGGGGTCCATCATCTTTCGAGCCTGGGATATCCTCCGAAGTGGCAGAATGTAATTGACGCTAAAACGATTGCCAATGGATACGAAAGGCCTGTTATGTGTAATGAAGGTGGGAGCTGGTTTAAATCTTATAGGGAAGAAGAAGGGCATAATATAAATATTAAGCTTATGAAAAGATGTAAAGAAACAGGTTACGTAGGTTTTGGAATTTGTCTAAATGAGGTCAATGAGGCTGGGCACAATATGTCTAACTGGAACAATCTTGGCTACAGGATTTGGGATAACAATTATACGAAAATCTTATCTCAAACTAACTGGGATAAGTTTGAGAATGAGTTAAAAAAATACAAGAATAAACCAGAAGAATTTGAGGAGGAAGATGATATGAAATTAGAGCAATTTTATTATAAAGGAAAAGTGAGTTTTCCTAATGATAATGGAAGATATGGAGTAAAGTTTTTACAGCTATGTTTTGGACTTAAGCCTACTGGTGTTATGGATAGCAGCTTTGATAATACAGTTAGAAATTATCAATCGCAGCAGCATATTTTAGTTGATGGAATTGTGGGTCCTCAGACTTTCAATGAGATATATAAAAGTCTTGATAACGTAAAATTATATGGCCTTGTACATTCTTACTGGGCAAGAAAAATAATTAAATTTTATGAGGAGGATTAGTTGGAAAGTGGTAAGTTAGATTTTGCCTATTATTTCAATAGTCTCGGTTATAAGTATATCCAAAAGTATCATAAGATTATAGTGCAGGATTTTCAAAGGCACGTATTTCCCGGACAAAAAAATGAATGGGATGGGGTTATCGGTCCAAAAACATTAGCCAGGATGGAATTATTTGATAAAGATAATTTCTGTTCGGAAGTTTTTGAACCGGTACTCGGAAATATTGAAAATGTAGATTGCTGCGAGCTTGAAAGGTACTGCTTGACTTCGGGATTATCCGGCTTATCCTGGGCTTTTATGGAAGCGCAGGATGCCTATAATATAAATGTGTTACACAATATCGCCCATGCTGTTTTGGAATCTGCAAGCGGTACTTCTTTCATAGCAAGAATGAAAAATAACCTTTACGGATTTAAGGCCTACGATTCTTCCCCCTATGCAAGTGCGGGTAAGTTTAAGAATTATCCGGATTGCATAGATACCTGGACAGGCTGGATGGTAGAAAATTATTTAAGCAAAGGTGGAAGATATTATAATGGCAACTCGGAGCAGGGAATAAATGTAAGATATGCTACCTCTCCTATTGCTGGAATAAATAAAGCTTTCATAGTTCAAAATTTAAGAGAAAAAATTAGGAGGTGAAATTATGGATTTTAGTTTTATAATTAAAGATTTGAATATCTTAACATTCCTTATGGCTTTTATTGTATTTGGAATATGGCAGTTGGCGAAGGTTATTGCAAAAAAAGATTTTGATGCGAAACTCATAACCGGAATAAATACTGTAATTGCTGTGGCTTATGTTGTAATAATAGTAAGTTTTGGCCTGACTAATAATTTCTGGGATGCTCTTAAAGATGTATTAGTAGTGATGGCAGGCAGCAGTATTTATGATGTATTAAAAGCATATGGAGTTTTGAGCTAATATTGGAACCACAGTAAGGATAGTCTCCTTACCTTGAGGGGGCAGGTATTAATTATTTGCCCCCTTTAACATTAATCCTATCTAACAGTAATTACGGTTATAGCTGCTGTTATAAGTGCGATATTAATTGGGATAGGTAAACCTCTGATCATAGATGTTATATCGAAAGTTTTTGCTAAGATTGCAGCTATGGTATAGGGGTTTAATAAAAGAA